CTACCCGCCTTCAAATTTCGTCAATGTGTCCACAATGTGTCCACGCATACCTGCAAGGGGGTTCAGCCTGACCACATCCGCGAGGTGTCCAGGACTGAAATGGGCGTACTTCTGAGTCATAGCCAAAGTGGCATGGCCAAGCACTCGCTGCAGGGTAAGGATGTCGCCGCCATTGCGCATGTAGTGGCTGGCGAAGGTATGCCGCAGGACGTGTGTCAGTTGACCGTCTGGCAGATCGAGGCCCAGCTGGTCGACCACTTTTCGAAAGATGTTGTAACCGGGCCGGAATGGTAGTGCTGCCTGCAGGCGCTTTTCGAATTCAGTGGTGATCGGCACCGAGCGGTTCTTGCTGGACTTCGTTTTGAGATAATTGATCAGACCATCACGCACCTGGCGCGGTTGCAGCCCTTCGGCTTCACCCCAGCGCGCCCCCGTCGACAAGCAGACCTCCGCGATCAACCCAGCGTCTGAGTCCTCCACCGCCAACGCATCGAGCAGTGGCTTGATCTCGTCGGCTTCAAGGTAGGCCATCTCGGTTTCGTCAAACTTGAGCTTGCGCACCAGCGCCAGCGGGTTCTCCCCTGTCCACTCCCCCAGCCTAGCCAGCTCGTTGAACACAGCCCGCAAGTAAGCCAGTTCATGATTAAGCATATTCGCGCTGATCGGCTTTCCCTTACCTTCAGCCTGGCTGAATCCACGACCTGGTGTTGCCCTGGTGTGCTTACCCTCTGCCCGCTCTGCGCGGTAGGTCGCAAAGTGGGATGAGCTGAAGCTATGGGCTTTGGGGTTTCCCATCCGCTCCGCCATAGCTAGGAGAAGCTGCAGACGTTCGTCCCCTGTCTTGAGGTTTTGGCCGTGCAGCTTGTGCCACAGCTTCATCAGATCGGAGAGTGAACGATCGTCTCGCTTCGTGGGCGCTTCGAACTCCCCACGCGAACCGTCGCCCATCACCCGCCGCTCCACGTGCACCGCCTCGTTCTTCGAAGCAACACGCTTGCGGAAACGCGGCCCGTTGCGCCCCTCAGGGCGACAGTCGACCAGCCATACACCTGATGGAAGTTTTTTTATGGCCATGAGTTACACCGGACTCACCTGGCCGATCTCCACAGCAGTTCTACCAGTGGTCAGCCAGAGCGCGTATTTCGTGAGTTGTGGGTGGTTGGCCACGACCAGGAACGGCGCCAGTGCTACTTCCGTAATTCCCGCCTCATATTTCTTCCAGGTACTCAGGCTGAACCCCAGCAGTTGGCAGAACTCACCCTGTGTCATCCCTTCCTTAGATCGAATCGCCTTCATCTTGGCCGGCATATCCATGCACTACTCCTCGCTTGACAGGTTCCAATATTGGAACCATCATTGGTTCCACATATGGAACTTTGGTCCCCAATATTTGCGAGAGGTTAACAGAATGCAGATCGTAATCGACACGCCATACATCACCGTTGGTGAGTACGCCCGGCGCTCCGGACAGTCCGATACAGCGATTCGTCGTGAGATTGAACAAGGCCGCTACATCATTCGCCCCAAAACTGAGGGCTCCAAGTCGGCCGTGTTGATCAACATGGTTCATCTGGCTATTGAAGCAGCCGAACAGGCAGAGCGCCTGCAAAAAGCATTGTCAGCAGTCACCAAGGAGGTTCCAGAAGACGGAGCGTTAATCTCCGCAAAGAATGCAGCGAAGCTGGCCGGGCAAGTAAGAGCAGCCAAAAACCCCAAGACAACCAATCAGCACTAAGGGGTGGCCATGAGTAAGCGCTTAACCGCCGACGACTTCGACAAAATCTACATGGAGGACGTGATACCCGCCCTCAAGAACGACCGCGACCTGGACTTTCTGGCCAAAGACGAGTCCACCGATTACTACAACAAGGGCGTATGCCCGGGCTGTGGCAAACGCTCGCTCTACATCAGCAAACAGAAGCCGTTTCAGCTCAAATGCAACCGCCTGAACAACTGCCAGTTCGAAGAAAAAACCCGCGATCGCTACAGGGACCTGTTTGAAAACCTGAGCGAGCGTTTTCCAACGAGCGCCGATAATCCGAACGCTACCGCCGACGCATACCTACAGCGTAGCCGTGGCTTTGATACCGCACGTATCGCCGGTTGGTACGACCAGGCCCGCAGGCAGATGGCTGACGGCTCCTATGCGGCCACAGTGCGTTTTCCGCTGTGCGATGGGTACTGGGAGCGCATCATCGACGCGCGCGCCGTAGTAGCGAACAAAGGCGACAAGGCCGGCATTCGCAAGGGCATGAAGTACAAGGGCGAAGGTTGGGAGCCGAAGGGCCAAGCCTACGAGAAAGACGACCTGGTCTTCATCGTGGAAGGGATCTTCCACGCCATCGCTTTATGGCTTGCCGGCTATAAGGCGATCGCGGCCATCAGCTGCAACAACTTCCCCTGGCAGATCATCGAAGCGAACCAAGGCAAGGGCGTGCGGTGGGTGATCGCCCTCGATGACGATCACGCGGGTCATGAAGTAATACCCAAGTACCGTGAACGCCTGGCCAAGATGAAGGAAAGCTGCCAGGTCGCACTGACCGGTGCCCGCGATTGGGATGACGTCTATCGAGACGGTCAGCTCGATAACGTGTTCATTGATGAAGCGCTGTATCAGGGGCGACTGTTCTGCGCCAGTTCGGCAATGAAAAAGGCCTACTTGCTTTACATGCGCCGGTCGCGCCCTTTTTTCCTGGTCGAGTTTGAACACTGCCTGTTTTCAGCGCGGGTAAACACGTCCGAGCTGCAGAAGGATATGGACGACATGCCGCGTAAAGCAGGCGAGGAACCGACCGGGTATCAAACCGAATTCGCCAAGCACACGACCATCAACCAGGTCGCCAACTGCGTGCCGCGCTTTGAGTACCTGGAGCGTGACGCAATAAGCGGTGAGCAACGCTACTTCTTTCGCTTCGACTTCTCAAACCGCCGCCTGAACTGCACGGAGCCACTGCCACCCAGCGCAATCACAGAGCCGCGAGGCTTCGCCAAAGCACTCCTGGAGCGCACGCCAGGCGGCATGTTTGAGGGCGGAGAAAAGGTATTGGGCATGCTCAAGAGCGAGTGGCTACGCAATCCCACCGTGGTCCGGACCTTGCCCTTTGTCGGGTATGACGAGGTGACCGGTGCCTACTGCTATCCCGGATTTGGCTTCCACAAGGGCAAGGCGATCCAGGTGAACGATCATGGTTTTCTCAATATCAAGGGGCAAGGTTTGAAGACTTCCGCCCGTAGTTTTCCGATGCACCGCGGCGAGTCATTCGATCCGTCCTGGTTCAATGACTTCAAATCAGCGTTTGGGCTCAACGGGCTGGCCAGTCTCGCCTGGTGGACTGGCTCACTATTCGCAGAGCAGATCCGGACGGTTCAACAGGGGTGGGCATTCCTGGAGCTGACCGGAGAGGCGGGAGCGGGCAAATCTACTCTCATTCGGTTTCTGTGGCGGCTGGTGGGTCGCAAGAACGAGGAAGGGATCAAACCTAGCGGTTCAGGCGCATCCGCCATCGGCCTGCTGCGTTCGCTGTCCGCCGTAAGCAACCTGCCCGTGGTGCTGATTGAGTCTGACAAAGAAACCACCGATTCCATGGGCCGCACGGTAATCGTCCAGTACAGCTGGGACGAGATTAAGCCTCTGTTCGACCTGAACGCCAAACTACGTGTGACCGGCGTAAAGACAGGTAACAGTGACACCGATGCTCTGATCTTTCGCGGTGCTATCTGCATTTCACAGAACACCATGGTGGAAGGGTCAGAGGCGATCATCACCCGTATCGGGTACTTCCATATGACGTGTGATCACCACACGCCTGCGTTGAAGGAAGTAGCGGACGCTCTCAAGGCAATGCCGGTCGAACAATTGTCCGGCTACCTACCTGCAGTGCTGTGCCAGGAAAGCGCCTGGTTACAACGTTACTTCGACGCATACCGCGACTGCGAACGTCGCTTTCTGGCTCTCGGTGGTGTCAGCCATGCACGGATCGTACAGGTCCATGCGCAGATACTGGCTGCAGCAATGGCCACTCAACCCCTGTTTCCTGATTGGTCCGATCGTGACATGGAGAACCTGGCCAAGCACCTGGATGCCCGAGCGCTCGATCGACAGCAAACACTTTCCGCCGAACACAAGACTGCAGCCCTGTTCTGGCAGGCCTATCACTACCTGAACGAGCAGGTCATCACGATCGAGGACAGCGACGGTCGGCGCCAAGAAACACGGGAAACCCTCAACCACAGCTCTGACAAAGGTCTGATCGCTATCAACATTCAGCATTTCCAGACTGCGTGTCGGGCAGCAGGCCTTGAAGCGCTGCCAACAATCCTTCTGCAAAAAGCCCTGAAACAGAGCCGGACTCATCCCTTCTTGGAAACCCGGAAATGCCACTCCCGCATTGAACAGCGCTCGCTGAACTGCTGGGTGTTTAAGAAGGCTGGATAGCTTCGCCAGACGGGAGGAGAGAGCAGCTGGAACAGCCTGGGAAAGAAGCAGCCGCATTTCTGTGTAATCCCTTAAATCATCTGGAATAACTGGAATGAATAGGAATACATCAATGAATACAGTCAGTTACAGACACTCAGCAAGACATATACCACTGGAAGGAGCCGGAAGAAATTTCATTCCATTACCTTCCACCAACCTTCCACTTTTGGGGGTTTGCTGTGAATTGGCTGCAGCCCAGGCACTGCGCGGCCTGCAGCTGAATGGCGTGCTGATCACCTTCCACCACCTTCCATCCCCAGTGGAAGGAGCAAAAAGATTCTCAGGCCAGCAAATACGCGGGTTTGAGAGCGTCCGCCCTTACGTCCTTCCGGTTATTCCAGACGGGCGGGGGGTACACACAACGCAGGAGGTCGACTGATGAACATCCGTTACACCGTAAACAGCGAACCAGGTGCGATGCAGTTGCCAGCGACATACCTACTGGTCGCAAAAGCCGAGGATCTGGCCGAACTGGTTGCCAGCGACTTCTGGCGCAAGCACAGCAACCCGCCCAGGTCATGCGAAGTGCACCTGGAAGGCGTCGATGGAGTGGATTTAGGAAAGTTTGAGGTTCAGAGCGAGACACGCCCGGTGTTCACCGCCAAAGCAGTGACCCAGGGTTGAAAGAGACGGTGCCGAGGAGCTGCAACTCCCCGACACCAACCACCAAACGAAGGAGAGGCAATATGCAAGCACCTACACCGAACGGCAGCGGTTTGAAGGCTACCACAACGTCACCGCAGCTGCAGGCGGTCGCACTGGTGGGTGGCGCCCTGATTGGCTTCCTGGTCATGAAAACGCCAGAAGCACGGAGCGAGCTGGAGAGCGTCACCGCCCGCAGCGTGAGCGACCTGTCAGCCCAGGACGCCCGAATCATTCAGGAACTGTTGGCAACGCACCTGCCCGCCCCCAAGGTTTGAAGGAGTACCATCATGCAAGAAGAAATCAGCAACTCCCGCAACGCAGATAAATTTGTCGTCCGCCTGCCTGATGGGCTGCGCGAGAAAATTTCAAGTCTGGCAACAAACAACGATCGCAGCATGAATTCGGAAATTGTGAACCGCTTAAAACGCTCAATCGTTGTTGAGGAATTGGCCGAAGAACAGACCAAAATGATCGGAATATTGCTCCGCCGCATTGAAGAACTTGAGGCTGATGCAAAAGTTAAGGAGGTCGCGTAATGTTTATTGACGGAAACTATATATCCATTACAGATATTGAAATTGATGAAGCTCGACGGCAGTTGGCTATCACTGCTGATTTTTCCTTACGTGAGGCTACACAGCAGCTCTACCATGACCCCGGAACTGGCTTGATCGTAATTCCGATGCCAGCAGACCTTTTTGTCATGGGGTTTGAGAGTAAATCAGGAAAAAGAAAATTTGGCGTTGTTAGAATGAACTCAATAAAAAACAAAATAGCCCAAAGTAAACACCACACATAACAACCAATAAAATGGGCGCATAAGCGCCCATTTCTTTATCCGAAAAATAAATAACTGCATCATTATATCAAACAAAATATTAGCAATTACAAAACAAATAAAAAATTTGCAAACCCTTGACTGACATGTTTCAGGATTACAAAATATTAGCGATGTGCCATTACGCAAACGGAGTTAAGCCATGACACACTCAGCCCCCTGCCTTACTGAGCTAGCCGACGATATAGAAAACCACGGATACATGCTTGCCCTTCTCACAGACGTTCAGACAACTGAGCTATCCCCAAAAGGGAGAATTGGTTTAATCCAACTGTCCACAAGCATCGTTAAAGAGTTTGACGACATTCAAAATCGCTTCCGCAGTTACCGGGCGTCGTTAACACCCAACTGCTGAAATATTTGCATCTGGCGACTTTTGCTCATATTGCTAAGACGGTCAAACACCAAACGATCCATCATTTGCTCAGAAGGCCTGAGCGTGTGAGAAAACGTCAGGTGTGAAACCCAACGGTGACCGCAGTCCTGGCAGTCACAGTAAAGCGATACAAATTCCGAAGAAATATCATTTCTAGAAGAAATTCGACTCTTACCGCCACATTCTTTGCAATAGACTCTCATACGCTCCCCCTCGTAAACGCAGGGTACTATTTGGTCGAAATAGTACCCACCCCCCAGTCAATACATCATCAGCCTGCAGCAGACTCTACCTCACGCCAACTGATACGCCTGTCATCGCGCAGTACTTCATTGACATGATCAAACAGCTGACAAATCGGTCGAATTTCGTTGTTTGTATAAACCCGATCAATTTTTTCGATATCACCAAAACCGCCGGTGTTTTCAGGAATGATACCCGCCAGCGCCGGATTCATCCGCCATGCAGCTATTATATCGTTCCTTGTAATGTTCTTCACTTTTTCCAGCTCATCCTTGGCTTGAAAATCTCCAACAGGAATGATCTTTATCGCATTTTCCTGGCCGCCCGGGATGTTCACAAACATCGACCGAAAGTTACCCACACCCTTGCTCGCACTGATCTGAGCGCGCAAGTTTTCTTCGTCCTCTTCCGAAAGGTTTGGATCATTGGTATAGAAAATATATCCCGCGTGCGCTCCGTTGCTGTAATAGCGCCTGCGGAATAATGTAGCCGCCTCATTCAGCAACAGTGCTTGAAGTCCCCCAAGATAGTCGGGAATACCATAGATATTTTGCTCGACGTCATAGTCCTTGATATGGATCACTTCGTCTTGGTCAAACTCTTGTTCTTTACCATTCGGCAACAGCATCACAAAGCCGCCGTCTACCTTCACCCGCATGTTGATTGCGGGCAGGTGTTCAAGCTCCAGGACATGGCCGAGGAAATTCTCGTGCCCCAGGAAGTAGGCTTCTCCAAACACCATGTAATCCAAAGCCGCGCACCCCATGGTGTAAGTACTGCACCCCGCAGAGGGCAGGAATTCACGCAGCAACAGATTGCGCTTGAACTTGGGGATTGCACCGTGATGGGCGTTTGCCCTGAGCAGCTTGGCCAGACCGGCCCTGGACACCGGGGGCTTGTACAGGCGCCCGTCGTCGGTAGCGAACACGCCCAGGTACTCCCCGATATTCGCGGTCAGGACCTGTTCTGGCTCCCCGAACGTGAACATACGCGTTGGCCCTGGTGCGGGCCGGCTCTGTTGCTGCTTTCTGGATGGTTTGGGCATGGGCTCCGCTCGTCAGGTAGCGGCTGCGTCGCCGCTTGTTGGTGTTCAAAGGTTCGTTGTGCAGGGCGTGCATAACCGCCCACGCGATATCGGCGTGACCAGTGGCGTCCGTTCTGGATGCACTGAACGTGATCTGGCCACCGTTGGTGGTGCCGCGTTTGATGGTTAGGAAGGCTTGCGCAATGTCGGTCCAACCGGCGTCCCATTCGATCCGTGCCGCCTGGATGACGTCTTGTGCTTTCAGGACCAGCGTGGTTTTGGTTTCGAGGCTGTAGTGGATCTGCTTGGCCCTCGGGTAGAAGTCGCACACCAGGTCATAAACGCCGATCCCGACACCCGTGGTATCAATACCAATATGCTGGACGTTGAAGCGCTCGGTCAGTCGCTTCACTTGGGCCGCTTGATAGGTGAACGACTGCCCCCGCCAGCTGTACTTCTCCAAGATCCTGAACTTGCCGCCAGACTCGTCCGGCGGGGCAACCACCACACAGGTAGCATCGTCCCGGGTACGGCTCGGGTCATACCCCAGCCAGACCGGCCTGTCGCCAAACGGTCGTTCCGCCTTCTCCTGGTAGTCGTCCCAAAGCATCAGATCCGAATAGCAGCGCTCCAGGTCTTTCAGTCCAAACGCGCTCTGTGTGCTGTCGATAAACTTGCACATGTAGAGCTGATCGAAAGTTTCCTCGCTGTTTTCCAGGCGCAGGCGCTCGATGTTGAACAGCGTGCAACCTCCCGCCTCCGCGTCCAGAACCGTGATCATCTTGCGCCACTGGCCATCAGGGCACAGCGCCCCGGCATGAATTGCCGCCTCGCTGGGCCAATTCTTCGCCAGCTTTTTGCCACGCGTGCTGTTCTTGAATTCTTCACCGGTCCAAAACGGATAGGCCTGGTGGGTAACAGCGCTTGGAGTTGAAAAATAGGTTTTGCGCCACTTGGCGTGGGAAGCCATTGCACCCGCCAAGCCGTCCAGCTTGAGGAAGTCACGAATCCAGAAGTATTCGTCGATGTAGACGTGCCCGTGGTGCCCCTGGGCCGTGCTGCTGTTCGTGGACAGAAAGCGCAGTTCGGCCCAAGGCTTGCCGTCCTTTGAAAGTTTGATGGGGTTGCCGGTCAGTTGAATGTCGAACCATTCGGCGGCAAAGGTCACGATATAGCTGCGGAAAATCTCGGCCTGGGCGCGACTGGCCGACAGGAACATCTGGTTATCCCCCGTCAGTACCGCGTCCATGAACGCCTCGGCGGCAAAGTAGTACGTCAGGCCGATCTGACGAGATTTAAGGATGTTCCTGATTCGCGCTGTGAGCGGGTTTTGCTTGGCTTCAAACAGCTCCAGCTGGTAACCGAACATCTTGGAAGTGAACTTCTCCAGGAAGTCCACTTCCGTCAGCCTGCTGATGTCGTTTTTCAGCTCTTTTTCCCGCTTCTTACCACCGCGCTGCCCTCGCTCTTGCCGATCGCCCTGCGAGCTATCGGGTTGAGCCTTGGGTGCATCACTGGTCGCAGTTGAAGCCGGGCGGCTGGCCTGTTTCTGCAGTCGCTCCCGAATCGACGTCAGGCGCTCCAGTTCATCCAGTTCGCCTTTGGTGAGCATTTCCAGTTTTTCCAGGATGAGCGTGATGCGCCGGCTGACAGCAGTCAGCGGTTCTTCATCCGTCAGCATCTCGTCCCATGAGCCCTGCCTGATCCAGTAGTAAATAATCCGGACGTTTGGCAGCTTCAATTGAGCCTGAATTTCTTTCACCGACGCACGGCGAAGGTAGAGACGTTTTGCGGCTTCTTTGACTTCTGTTGAGTAGTTCATGGGGCGCAGTCTATGCGCCGATTTCCGCTCAAACTCGGCCATCTTGTGAGGAAAATTCCTATTTTTGCTGAATAGGAATTTCGCTCAAGCAAAGCGTTTGGCCGGGGTCGATCGACTGCCTATCTTGGCGTTCATCGACCACCACCGAGCGCTCCACCAATGCCCCGATCCCTTGTCTCCTACTGGAAGCGCGTAGCTGTTAGCGGCCCAACCGCCGACAAACGCGAGATTACTGTCCAGGAACTGCGCGACTGCGCGGAGACCTACAAGCTGTCTTTCTACACGGCAGTGATCTGGAGCGAGCATGAACGCTGGCCAGGCTCCCACGGCACCGTTTATGCCGTGCGTCTCGTTGAAGACGATCCAGAACTGGAGCCTGGCCAGGTGGCTCTGGAGGCCCAACTCAAACCCAACGACAAGCTGCTGCACTTGAACGACCAGGGCGAAAAGCTGTTCTCCAGCGTCGAGATCACCCCCGACTTTGCGAACTCGGGCCGCTTCTACCTCACAGGCCTGGCCGTGACCGATTCCCCCGCCAGCCTGGGCACCCAGGAACTCTACTTCTCTCGCGGCGCCGGCAAGGGCAAGCGCTACTCCAAGGCCTCCTACTTCTGCAATGCCGTGGCCTTGGGCTCCTTACGCGAAGGCGGCCAGCAGCAAGGCGAAGTGCGCCGCCTGTTTTCCGCACTGACCAGCTTGTTCAAGAGCTTTGCCGAAATCAGCGGCACCCCTGAAACCCCCTCACCCGAAGAGAACAAACCGATGGATGAAGCAACAGCCAAGGCGCTCAAAGCGCTGTTTGACCAGTTCGTAATTTTGATGGCCGGCTTCCAGGCCGTACTGGAACCGGTCGTTGAAGATGTCGATACCTCCGACACCCAGGAGCAGGTCGACGCCGTAGGCACTGCCGTGCAGGACGTGGTGGACCAGGCTGATGAAGACCGCGACTTCAACCGCAAAGGCGGCAAAGGTCGTAACAGCAACAGCGTCAAGGAACTGAGCACCCGCATGGACGAGCTGCAGGCGACCATGACCAAGATGTTCAACACTCCGACCAACCGCCGTCAGGTTGGGCGCAACACCGGCGTAAACGACAAGCCGCAAGCCAAGAAGGGGCTGCGCTAATGGGCGCCCTCTCCCAACACGCTGCAGCACAGTACCTGCAGCTCCAGGAAGACCTGGCCGAAGCGTACAACGTCGGTAACGCAGCTCGTACTTTCGCGGTGGAGCCAACCCACGCACAGGAGTTGAACGACCAGATCACCGAGCGCGTGGACTTCCTGGGTCGTATCAACGTGGTGCCGGTCAGCGAAATCAAGGGTGAAAAAGTCCTGTTGGGCCTGAATGGCCCGGCGACCAGCCGCACCGACACCGACAAAAACGATCGCGAGCCGCGTCACCTGCTGGATCTGAAAAACAACGAGTTTGAACTGTTTCACACCGAAACTGACGTTGCTTTGAAGTTCGCCACGATCGACGCCTGGGCGAAGTTCCCCGACTTTACACAGCGCTATCTGGCTGCTGTCCAAAAGCGCATCGCCCTGGACCGCATCATGATCGGTTTCCACGGCGTCAAGGCGGCGCAGCAGACCGACCTGGGCAAGTTCCCCATGCTCCAGGACGTGAACAAAGGCTGGCTGCAGCTCGCCCGTGAGCAGATCCCGGAACAGGTGCTGTCGAGCAGTGACCCGGCCAAAAAGATCGTGCTTGGCAAGGGCGGCGACTATGCCAACCTCGACGGGGCTGTGCATGACGTTAAGCAGATGATCGACCCGGTGTTCCGTGACGAAGGCGACCTGGTGGCCATCATCGGTTCGGACTTGATGGCCTACGACAAAGGCAAGCTGTATGCCGCCCAAGGCCAGACTCCAACCGAAAAAGAACGGATCGAAGATGCGCAGATCATCGCGACCTACGGCGGCCTGCCGTCCTTCATGGTTCCGTTCTTCCCCACCAAAGGCATCCTGGTCACCTCCTGGGCCAACCTGTCGATTTACTTCCAGGACTCCAGCTGGCGCCGCCACCTGATCGAGAACCCGAAGCGCAGCCGTACCGAGGACTACAACGGTCGCAACGAAGGTTACGTGATCGAGCAGTTGGGCAAATTCGCCTACCTGGAATCCGACTCGCTGGAGCTGGCGAAGTGAGCCTGGCGCTGGAGCACAAGCGCCGCATCCTCGCTGAGGGCGCGTCAGCGGTAGCCAGCGCGGCATCAGCTGCCGCGTTGACTTACTCACCAGCAGAGGCCCTGAGCAGCCCTGCAAACGCACGCAAGCACTTAGCGCTGATGGAAGCCGGGCTGGATCTGGACCTTGCTCGCCTGAGCGATATGAAGAACCTGGCCAGTAAACAGTTGCTCAAGCGCGACGAGCTGCTGCCCAAGTATCAGGAATACGTGCAGCGCTACGTCGAATCCGGCCTGGTCTTTCCGAACCGTGTCCTGGTGCAGGTCATGGTCTGGCTGTTCGACACAGCCCAGTTTGAAGACGGCCTGGAACTGGCGGACCTCGCCATCGAGCAAAGGCAGGAAATGCCGGAGCGCTTCAAGCGCGACATTCAGACCTTTGTCGCGGATGCAGTAGCCGACTGGGCGTATGACGAATTCACCGCCAATCGCAGTCCTGAGCCCTATCTGTCCGACCTGTTACCGCGTGTTGACGGTGAGTGGGATCTGCCGGAACAGATCCCGAGCAAGTACCACAAGCTGATCGGCATGCGCGCCATGGAGGCAGAACAGTGGGGCAAAGCGCTTAAGCACCTTGAACGCTCGACCGAGCTGTACTCGAAGGCCGGCAACGGCGAGCGCATCAAGAAGTGCCGCAAAGCCCTGGAAAAACAACCGGCCAACCCGGCCACCGAGTAACCGACTACCCCCCCCAGCGGGAACCCGTGAAACGAGACAGTCATTTATGACCCGCCCCGTTGAAACGGTGTTTCCCGCCCTATTTGAGCGACCAGCAATGAGCTTTTCCGGGAAACCCACCACCTTTGTGGAGCAGGCGATTGAGAACGACGGCTTTTGGCCGAACCTCTCGCTGTCCGAATTCCAGAGGGAACAACGCCTGCCGGCGGAGTACCTGGTAGAGCTGCTGGTAGACGCCCTGAGCATGGCCATGGTCGAAGTAAACGCCGACCTGGGCCACGTAAAGGAGAAACTGCAGGCCGCTGGCATATCGAGCCTGGTAGCCGCCGCAGGTGTAGCAACCCCCACAGATTGGGGTTATGCCCACAAGGTCATGCTCTACAAGCGAGCGGTGTACTGTCGCGCCAAGGGCCAATTGTTGCCCCAGTTCGCCACCGTAACGCGCCGGGAAAGCGCGGAGAACACCGGCAAGGAAGCCCCGGAGCGTTCCGAAACCTTTTTGGCATTCAGTCAGCAGGCCGTGCGCGCTCTGCAGGGCCGTGGCCGCATCACGGCATCGCTGCAATGATCCAACTGCAGGCGCTGACCGCCTACCTGATGGCCCGCAACCTGGTGCTGCCGGAGCAGTTCGACAGCTGGACCGAACAGGTCAATCTGGAACTGATCTGGAAACCTGACCGCAACGGCCTGCACATGGCCGACATGCGCTATCGCGCCGTGTTTTCCCTGGAGCGCTTCACTGACCACCCGGCCAGACTGATGGCCCTGGTGGGCAGTTGGCTGGAAACCCATGACGCCGATCGCAGCCGCCACGATCTACCCGCCCCGATGTTCGCCGTTGAACCGTTGGACCAGGACAGTTTCGACGTGGAGCTGTCGCTGGAATTCATTGAGCCGCAGTACCTGGCCGAAGACCCCACCGGCGAGATCGAGGCCTTCGGCAAAACGTGGGCATTTGTTCCTTTTGACCTCTGGATAGCTGAACACGGCGAGGTCGAGCATGGCGCGTAGGCTGATGGAACTCGACGTGCGCGGCCAGCTGAGCGTCAACGCGCAACTGGCTCTGTTGAGCCTGCCGCCGCAGCTGCGCCGGCGTCTGCTGAACAACGTCAGCAAACGCGTGCGGACCATGAACCGCAAGAGCGTTCGTGACCAGCAGAACGTCGACGGCTCCCCGTTTGCGCCGCGCAAAGCCCCAGGCAAGGGTAAGAAAAAGATGGAGGCCGGGCTGGCCAAACTGCTGGAAGTCACCCGCCTGAGCCCCAACGAGGCAGAGCTGGGTTGGCGCAATGCGCTGACCCGCTGGGTGGCCGCCCAGCAACACAACGGCGTTTCAGAGCGCCGCACCGCTGCGCAGATGCGCCGCTGGAACAAGGTTCCACCGGGCACTGCCTGCACAGACAAACAGGCAAAACGCCTGCGCCGCTTGGGCTTTCGCACCCGCCAGAAGGGCAAAAAGAGCCTGACGCGCCCGTCTGTGGCCTGGATTCAAGAGCACGTGAATTACGCCCAGGCCGGTTTGCTGATCCGCATTCTGAACGACGAACGAACCGAGACGACAGGCGCGCAAAGCTGGGAAATCACCTTGCCGAAACGCCAGTTCATCGGCGTAAGCAGCGAGCGTGACACCAGCCAGCTGGTGAACCTGGTGCTGCAGCAAATCCTTAATTCCCCCCGCTAACGAGGCACAGCATGGCACTTGGCAAAGTCAGCGTTAACAATCTCAATCTGGGCCAGGGCGCCGTAACTGAGATCGAACGCTATTTCTTGTTCATCGGTCCCGGTCCGAAAAACACCGGCAAATTGATCGCCCTCAACACCGACAGCGATCTGGATGCCCAGTTGGGCGTCACCGTCAGCGACCTGAAAACCCAGATCACTGCGGCACGCCTGAACGGTGGCGATCGCTGGGCGTGCCTGGCGGCGCCAATCGCTGCAGATGGCGATTGGACCAAGGCCCTGGAAATGTCCCAGCAGCAGGGCTTTTCTGTCGAGGCGGTGGTGATCACCAAGCCGGTGGCCACTGGTGCCGAACTGTCGGCCATGCATGACGCGGCTGTCTCGGTGAACAACACCTACAGCCGTCGCGTTTTCATCATGGCGGCCACGGCTGGCCTTTCGCTGAGCCCGTTTCAAAGCTGGGCCGAGTACCTGGTGGCACAAAAAGCGATCACCGCCGGCGTATCCGCGCCGCGTGTCCTGGTGGTGCCGCAGTTGCACGGCAATGACCTGGGCGTGCTGGCTGGGCGCCTGGCGAATGCTGCTGTCAGCGTAGCGGACAGCCCCATGCGTGTGGCCACCGGTGCAGTGCTGGGGCTCGGCCCCGTGCCTGTCGATTCCGAAGGCGTGCCGCTGCCGTCCTCGATCCGCGCCGAGCTGGACAAGTCCCGCTACTCCGTTTCGCAGACCTACCCGGACTATCCGGGTGTGTATTGGGGCGACGGCAACATGCTGGACACCCCGGCCAGCGATTACCAGGTGATCGAATATCTGCGCCTGGCCGACAAGGCCGCACGCCTGGTGCGCCCGTTGCTGATTCGCCGTGTGGCCGATCGGCGCCTCAACAACACCCCCAACAGCATGGCCGTGAACATCACCGCGCTGATGGCGCCTCTGCGCCGCATGGCCAAGTCGGTCAAGTTCGCGGGCCAGGTGTTCCCGGGCGAGATCGAAACGCCGAAAGACGGCGACATCGTGCTGGTCTGGAAGAGCAAAACCGCCGTCGAGGCGTTCATCAAGATCAAGCCCCACAACTGCCCGAAAGACCTCACGGCGAACATCGCCCTGGACCTTTCCACCGACGATTCGGAGTAACCCCCTATGTCACGCATTGGCGGCAAAAACTTTGACGTGAACCTGGGCGATCTGCAGGTCCACGTCGAAAGCTGCACCCTGGATATCACCGACAACAGCAAAACCGCACAAACCCGGGGCGTGCCTGACGGCTACGTCGACGGCGACGTGGCCGCAGCTGGCGATCTGGAGCTGGATTCCACCAATTTCAATCTGTTGATCGAGGCGGCGCGCAGTGCTGGCAGTTTCCGCAAGCTGGAAGCTTTCGACATTGTGTTCTTTGCGAAAGCGGGCGACGACGAGCTGCGCATCGAGGCGTTCGGCTGCAAGTTGAAGGTATCCAGCCTGCTGAGCATCGACCCGAAGGGCGGTGAAAAGTCCAAGCACAAGCTGCCTTTCGAAGTCACCAGCCCGGACTTCATTCGCGTCAACGGCGTGCCGTACCTCGACGCCTCCGAGATCGAGGGCCTGAGCTGATGGTGTGTCCGTTCGACCGCGCCCAGGCGTTGGAGCAACGTCAGCGCGACCAGGCGATTAACGCGCAACTGGCCCGGGCCAGGGCGCAGTCGACGGGCCCCAGCCAAACCCACTGCCAGGACTGTGACAACGAGATTCCCGCAGCACGCCAGGCGCTCGGCGGCAAGACCCGCTGTGTGCCTTGCCAGTCTGCTTTCGAGAAAGGAGTGCAGCGATGAGCACGAATCAGGCGGCGCAGGACACCGCCATCGCCTTTGCCAAGGCTGCGCCCGCAATCGGCGTGGCCGCGACAGGTGCGACCGGTACGGTCGACTGGTCAGCGGTCGCCTACATGCTGACGGCCCTGTACATGGTGCTGCAGATCCTGCTGTTGGTGCCCAAGTACCGCCAGATGCTGCGTGACTGGAAGGTGAAGCCATGAGCCTGCGCGGCAAGATTGCCGCCGGCGCGATCGCGCTGTGCAGCTCGTCGCTGATGTTGTTCCTGGGCACCTGGGAAGGCACCGGCCAGAACACCGTGTACGCAGACAAGCTCGCCCAAGGCCTGCCCACCGTGTGCAAGGGCATCACCCGCTACACAAGCCCTTATCCGGTGGTGGTCGGTGACTACTGGTCGGATGCTCGCTGCAGCGAGGTGGAGCAACTGGTGACCCGCAAAGGCCAGCTGCAGTTGGCCGACTGCATCACCAATCAGCAGGTGGGCCAGGGCACGTTCGACGCCCTGAGCAGCCATGCCCACAACCTGGGCACGCCAAACACCTGTGCCAGTCGGGCTGTCGCGTTGATCAACGCGGGCCGCATCAAGGACGGCTGCAATGCCCTGGCATGGGCGGCGGATGGCAAGACGCCTGTGTGGGCCTACGTCACGACCGCCCCGGGGCAAAAGGAGTTTGTCCGGGGCCTGCACCGGCGCCGGCTGGCCGAGGCCGAAATGTGCAAGGCGGACCTGTGATGAGAGAGGCCATGTTTGTCCTGGTGCTGTGTCTGATGACCTGGTCCGGCTACCACTTGCTGGGAGGCCAGCGTGATGAAGCTCGCCGCGAGCGTGACGCGGCCTTGTATGAAGCCGCAGGCCTGCGCGAAGCCGCACGCATCAGCGGTGAACGGCTGGCCGAACGTGACGCCATCGACCTTAAACGTACCCGGGAACTGACCCATGAACGCACCCAAAACGATGCCTTGCGCCGCGCTGTTGACGCTGATGATCAGCGGCTGCTCGTCAACGCCACCTGCAGCGTGTCCGCTTCCGGCCATGCCGGCGCCGGCGGCCTGGCTGATGGCAGATCCGCCGAACTCGCTGCAGACGCTCGATCGGATTATTTCACCCTCAGAGATCAGCTTGCCCTCAGCCGGCAAATGATCCTGGGCCTGCAAGACCACATGCGCCGGGTTTGCCTGCGCTGATTCCCACCACTTTTTAACCCTGAATGGAGCAACACACATGACCGATAAACGCGTGATCACCCTGGAAGTAGGCGACAAGGAATTCACCTTTGAACTGACCCCGCAAGACGTGACCAAGTACTTCAATGCTGTGACCCAAACCAACAAGGTGGCGCCCGCCAACAACCTGTTGGTGACCGCCGTTGCACAGGACGAGCGCGCCAGCCTCAAGGCACTGCTGGGCAACCCTGTGTTGGTGATGCAACTGGCCGGCGCGCTCCTGGAGGAATACAGCCCGGACGTTGAAGTCACCGTAAAAAAGCCCTCGACCACGCCGAACGACTGACCGAAAACGGCCTGGGCCAGCTGGTGGCCCTGGCCAGTCGCTGGCTACCAGGTGCCGAGCCCACCGCCGAGGTGATGGGCACGGCCAAGTGGCTGGAGGACGAGCATTGGCGACGGATGGAAATTGCGATCGCCAACGGCATTGCCCATGCATTGAACGGATAAACACCGATGGCTGACCAAAGCGCCCGCCTGGCCTTCATTTTGAGCCTGACCGATAAGGTCACCGCCCCGTTGGGCAAGGTGAAAATGGGCTTTTCTGACCTGGCCGAACAGAGCCAGAAAAACATCACCCAAATGGGCATCGGCCTGGGCGGGCTGGTGGGCGCCGGTATGGCCATCAGCGGTTCGCTGGAACCGGCTCTGGAGATGAACCGGGCTTTGGGCGAGGTTCGTTCGCTGGGCGTCGCAGAAGAGGCCCTGGATGCGCTGAACAAGAAGTCGCTGGAGTTTTCCGTGGCCTACGGCGAGAACGCCCGAGACTTCGTGGCATCGGCGTATCACATCGAGGGCGCCATCAAAGGCTTGAGCGGCAGTCAGTTGGCCACGTTCACCAATGCCAGCAACCTGCTGGCCAAGGCCACCAAATCCGACGCGGACACCATGGGCTCCTATGTGGGCACCATGTACAACCTGTTCAAAGGCCAGGCCGACGCCATGGGCAAAGGCGAATGGGTTGATGTTCTCACCGGACAGACGGCCACGGCGGTCAGATTGTTCCGCACCAGTGGCGAGCAGATCGGGGAAGCCTTCAAGGCCGCCGGCGGCCTGGCCAGCACTGCAGGCGTCAGCCTGGCGGAGCAAATGGCGGTGCTGGGCACTTTGGGCAGCACCATGGATGGCGGCGAGGCTGGAGGCCTGTACAAATCGTTTTTCGAGAACGTCAGCGATGCGTCCGAAAAGCTGGGCCTGTCGTTTGTCGACCAGCAGGGCAAGTTGCTGCCGATGATGGACATTCTGGACAAGCTCAAAGGCAAGTTCGGGGATCTGTCGATCGAGGCCAACGGCAAGAAGCTGCGCGATGCCTTCGGCGGCGAGGCGGCTCGCCTGATCACCACGTTGCTGGGCGACACCGAGCGCCTGAAAAACGGCATGGATCAGTTGGGCAATGTGCGTGGCCTGGAAAACGCCGAAAAGATGGCCATGGCCATGGTCGACCCATGGCAGCAGTTCGGCGCCGCCGTTGAAGCGCTGCGTATCGCGTTCGGCCAATCGCTGATGCCGATCATCCAACCGCTGATGGCCAGGCTTACCGCTGTGGCCACCACGCTGACGCGCTGGTCCCAACTGTTCCCCAACATCACTCGCGTGGTCAGCCTGGCTAGCCTGGTGATTTTGGGGCTTACGGCGGGTATGGCTGCACTGACCTTTGTCGTGGGCATCAGCAAGATGGTTTGGCTCGCCCTGGTGACGGTCTGGAAAGTGGTCCAACTGCTGCAGCTGCGCTCCGTGGCGGCATTTCTGCTGCAGGTGGCTACCGTCGCGTTGTACGTCACCGGTCTGACGCTCTTGTACACCACCATGGGCATCGTTCGAGGCGCCATGCTGCTGTGGCAGGGCGCTATCTGGCTGGTCAATGCAGCGCTGACGGCCAACCCTGTCGGCGTCATCGTGATGGGGATTGCGGCCCTGGTGGCCGTGGTCGCGGCTGCAATCATCTATTGGGACGACTGGACCGGCGCGCTGATGGACACCGAGGCGTTCAAGTGGGTGAGTGCCCAACTGACGGCCCTGTCTGACTGGTTCGGTTCCATGGGCGGCTGGACGGGCATGGCCAGTGCTGCGTGGGACGGCATCGTCAGCATTTTCAAAAAGGCGATCAATGGCCTGATCGACATGCTCAACAAAATCCCGGGCGTGCAGATCGACGCGGCGTTTGGCGACATGCCGGCGGCGCCGGATCTGCCGAGCATAAGCGCGCCCCAGGTCGAGGCGCCGTTGTTACCGAAACTGGTCAGCGCTCCCCAGCAGCAGCCCATAGCGGCCCCCCTGGTGATGCCTGCAGCACCGGAAACACCAGCCCCAGCTATGCCGGCGCTCAGCGCACTGGCGCCCCAGGCACAGGCGCCTGCCCTGGTACTGGCCCCAGTGCCGAAACCACCGGTCCAGATCGCACAGCCCAAGGCGGTTGTGGAGGCCCCGCGTGCGGTACCGGCATTGGTGACGGCTCAGACCATTCCGGTGCCGGCACCGGTTGGTCCGCAGCTTGCCGTGCCCAAGCCGGTGCTGCAGCCGCCGGCGCTCGTCACGGCGGCACCACCGACCCAAAAGGCCGAGCAAAGCCAGGAGCGCATCAACGGATCGGTGGCCAGCCTTTCACCCAAGCGACCAGATGCCGTACCCCGGGGCGGCCTGCTGAGCAGCATCCAGAACAACACCCAAACCCAAAACAAGGGCACCCACGTGGAGAACGTCAACATTCACACCGGTAAACCGATGAACCCGCTGGAGCTGGAAGGCATGTTGGCCATGGCGGTGGGCGGATGAGCGACTACATCGACCTACTGATCCTGGACAACGATCTGGCGCTGGACCCTTCCCGCCAGCCGGTGCTGATCGAGGACCGGGCCAGTATCGCCCAGGACATTGCCCACATGATCCGTGATAGCGGCTTGCTGGTCACATTGGTGGCCGAGCGCAGCAAGTTGCGTCAGCGCGACTGCATCCAGCAGCTGGAGCTGCTGGTGGAGTCCGACGAACGCCTGGTGCCCGGTACCGCACTGATTAACCAGGTGCAGCCTGGTCAGTACCTGGTCACCGCCAAAACCATCAAGTTTGGCCAGATCGAGGTGACGCTATGAGCGACGTGGACTTCAAGCAGGCGCTTGCAGACGCCGGCATACCCGTGACCGAAGACGGATTGCGCAAGGCCTGGGAAAAGGAAGTGGCGGCTCAGGGCAGCAAAATGAGCAACACCAGCGCTTACTCGCCTTTCTGGCGGGTAATGACTGCCCTGGTGACCAAACCGGTGCTGTGGCTGATCGGATTTATCAGCGACACCGTGCTGCCCAACTTCTTTGTGAAAACCGCGCGTGACAAGTGGCTGGACATGCTCGCCTGGGCGGTCAACATCGAGCGCAAAGGCGCGACCAAGGCCCAAGGCGTGCTGTTGTTTACCCGCGATGTGCCGGGTGGTGCTTTGAACCTGCCCGCCGGCATTGTGGTGCAGTCGGCGGCGATTAACGGGCATACCTATCAGTTGGTCACTACCCAGGCTGTCACCTTCGCAGATGGCGTACTGCAGCTGGAAGTCCCGGTGCAGGCCCTGGAAGTCGGCAGCGGCTACAACCTGGCTCCGGGTTATTACGCAATCCTGCCGGTGCCGATTGCCGGCATCGTCCAGGTGGTCAACGCGGACGGCTGGCTGATTGCACCTGGTGCAGATCCTGAACCGGACGACCAACTGCGTTTGCGCGTGCGCAACCAGTTCTCGGCGGTCAACCAATGGCACACCGATTCGGTCTACCGCGCCATGATTTCAGCCTTTCCGGGCGTGCGGCCCGATGGTGTGTATTTCCTGCATGGCGCGCCCCGTGGCCCGGGCAGCGCAAATGCCTACGTGCTGTTTGATGCAGACGTGCCGGCGGCGACGTACCTGGAGCAAATCAACGCCCATATCCGCGACCAGGGCAACCATGGCCACGGCGATGACTTGCTGGTGATGGTCATGCCCGAAACCCAGCACGCGCTGAGCCTGACCCTGTGGCCACGGCCACTTCTGACCGTTGAGCAGCGCGCCAAGCTGCAGGCGGAAGTGGAACAGTTCATTCGTGCGGCGTTCCGCGAGAGCGGCACGGGCGACTATCAGCCGACGCTGACCTATCCACAGTCGCGGTTCTCGTTTAGCCGCCTGGGCGAAGAGCTACACCAGCAGTTCGCCGGCATCGAGTCGCTGCATTTTGACAATGCCGACATCGTGTCAGAGCTGAGCATTCCCAGGATCAAAAGTCTGCAGGTGGCGCTTGCATGATCAAGCTCAATTTACCGTTCTGGCTCGACGGCCCGCAGCTGGCGAAATTGAAAGCCGCCGCACAGGCCTGGTGGGAAAAGGTTGAAGGCTGGCTGCAGTGGCCACTGCTGCAAATGGACGCCCAAACCTGCCACCTGACCATCCTCGATCTGCTGGCCTGGCAACGCGATATCAGCCGTTTCAAGGACGAGCCTGAAAGCTTGTACCGCCTGCGCGTCAAGTTCGCCTTCATCAACGCGGTCGACGCTGGCAGTACAGCAGGGCTCAAACGCATCCTGCAGCGCCTGGGCGTGGGCTACGTCGAGATTGACGAGCGTATGCCCGATCGGGATTGGGACGTGGTCATGTTGCGCCTATCCGACTCTCAACTGTCGCAAAACCCTGAGCTGTTGCGGGTACTGATTCAGCAATACGGTCGTACCTGCCGGCGTTATGACTTCGTGACCCTCACCCCCGTATCGCTGCGCCTTGTCGCGGCTGACTTTAACGATGATCAGCGAACGCTGATTGCCAGCCTGTAGGAGCCCCCATGGGAGCCAGCATTACCCTTGCAGGTGAAAGCCTGATCGCCCAAAAACTGGGATCGCAACAGCGTCTCGATGTTGCGCGTTTCATCTTTGCCAACGTGCCCGGGCTCAATCCTGCAGCACCGGTCGATCGGGCTGCCGGCAAGCCATCGGCGGCGCAAATCGTCCATACCTACACCATCCCGCCGCAAAACATCGGCTTTGTGAACCCGAACCAGGTGGTTTACAGCTCGATGCTGGGAAGCGACGTGGGGGACTTTGACTGGAACTGGATCGGCTTGGAAACCGCCGAGAACGTGTTGCTGGCCGTGGCTTACGTGCCGCTGCAGCAGAAGCGCAAGAACATTCCGCCGCTGCAGATTGGCAACAACGTCACCCGCAACATGCTGGTGGTGTTCGACGGCGCCCAGGCGCTGACCGGCATCACCATTGATGCCAAGACCTGGCAGCACGACTTTACCGTGCGCTTGAAAGGAATCGACGAGCGCGAGCGCCAGAGCAACCGCGACGTGTTTGGTCGAGCGTGCTTCTACCGCGACGGCCTGCAGGTAGAGAAGGTCGCGGCTGGATATCAGCTCAAACCAGGCCTGGCGTACATCGAGGGTATTCGCGTCGAGTTGGCCAGCGCCTTGCCGATCCTGCCGCCGGCGTTACCTTCGCCGGTATGGTTGGACGTATGCCTGCGCCGCGAGCTGAACGACGTGCTGGCCAGCTGGAAAGTGGTGTTTGCCCCCAACCAGGTCGACTACCTGGACACCGATGGTGCCTGGCATTACTGCATCCCCTTGGCACACCTGGTGAACGCCAACCAGGTCAACGATCTGCGTGTGGTCGCCCCGATCGACGGCCCACTGGTGGACCACTTCGCCGCCAAGGTTGGCCATTACCCAGATTTACGATCAGGCTCTGCCACTCGGTTGGCCACCCCCCGCGCAATCAATGGAGTGGCTTTTGACGGTACGCAGGACATTGCGGTGCAGGACGCCACCAAGCTGCCGCTGAGTGGTGGGACGATGATCGGTGATGTGGTCTATGCGGCTGGCAATTATTTTGGCAGTGCCTGGGCACGCGGGATGACGTTTACGTCCGGCGGGAAAATTGTCGGCAGCATTGGCGGCTACGGCTCGTCCACCGGTTTCAAATCCCTGTTCATGGGCTTGGGCACTGATGGATACCTGACTGGCAACGGCGTGCGCGTTTCGGACGCTGGAGTGGCGATTACGGGACAGATATCCGGCGACGGTGGCGGACTGGTGAACCTTAACGCCGGCGCGCTCACTGCCGGCACGGTGCCCCGGGTAAACCTGTCCGGCTCCTATGACATCAAGATCACGGGCAATGCCGGTACCGCTACCCGCCTGGAAACGGCGCGTCAGATCAATGGCGTGGCCTTCGACGGATCAAAGAACATCGCGATCGTTGATGACTCAAAGCTACCGCTTACCGGTGGTCAACTCACCGGTGGTTTGCGGTTCAACACACCCTTGATTGGCGGCGCATTTGCCAGCTGGCAAGAACGGCAAACCGCTATTCAGGTTGACTGCCCCCAAAACGTTGCGGCGTACTCCGTTTGGAAAGCAACCAATTGGGCTGAGCGCCACCTGGCGGCAATGGATGTCCATTCGGGCGGCACGTCCAGTTCAAGGGCGTCTGTCGTGATTCATGTCGGAGCCACTGCCAACGCCTTAACGTTAGACGGCGCCGGGAACCTGACCATCAGAGGCGCCTACTATGGTGATGGCGGGCAGTTAACCGACTTGAATGCCAACGCTCTGACCCTTGGAACGCTGCCCAAGGCCCGTTTGAGCGGCACCTACGAAATAGCTGTATCGGGCAATGCCACCACCGCGACGAAGCTGGAAAAACCGCCCCTGATCAATGGCGTAAGGTTCGATGGAACGACAAACATCGCGATTGAGGACGGCTCGAAACTACCTCTCACCGGCGGATATCTGACGGGAACAACGCGGTTTGACTTCCGCGCCATGGCGGGGGCGTTTATCGACTGGCGTACGCGATCCCCCGCTGTACAGGTCGATTGCCCTGAAAACGGCTACGCATACCTGATGTTGAAAGCCACCAACTGGAACGAACGCCACCTTGCATCTGTAGACGTCTATTCAGGCGGCGGCAGCAATACGCCGGTGCAAGTCGTCACCCATGTGGGGGGCACCAACAATGCAATGACGCTTACCGAAGGCGGCAACTTGTCGGTGGCGGGGATGTACAGCGGCAATGCCGGCGGCTTGACCAACCTGCCCCAAGCAACCCCGGACATACCTGGGGCGGTTTTCAAGAACACAGCGTCCCTCAGTCCGACCGGTTGGTGGAAGTGCGCGCAGACCGGGCTGATCCGCCAGTGGGGGATCACGCTGGGTGCTTCGGACAAGGTGACACACCGTAGTTTTCCGATCGCCTTTCCGAACCGGTGTGTATCCCTCGTCGCGTCTCGGACCAGTCTTTTTTATGACGACGTGGCCTCGGGCACCAACACCTTGATCGTCAGCAACACTCAATTTTCCGTGATTTCTGGCCCTTTCAGTTCGCCAGATGAAATTTATTGGGAGGCCACTGGTTACTGATTATGACTCTCTATTTTCATGCACCTACCGCCGGCTTTTACGACACCCGCGCCCATGGCGAGCGCACCGTGCTGGTGGCTGATCCAAAGTGGAAGCGCCCAATGATCAGCATCCCTGACCCAAACTGGATGGCGCCCGAAGGTTCTACGCAGAAGGCGCCGACAATCAAAATCCAAGACCCCAAGGCCACGCCTCCGTTGGTCGAAGTTCCAAACCCAACGTGCAACCTCCCGCCTGCCAGCGAACTACTGGAAATTACGTTGAGTGAATACCAGGCACTGTTTGCGGCCCAGGCCATGGGCAACGTTATCAGCGCGGTCAAGGGCCGGCCCGTGGCGGTCGACCCGCCCCCGCTGACTTGGGATCAGCGTAAAGCCGAGTACCTGGCCAGCGTGCAAGCGCATCTGGACACTACCGCCAAAAATGCCGGCTACAACGACCTCAAGGACGTGATCACCTATGCGGATGAACCTGCAGTACCGAAGTTTCAGGCTGATGGTGTGGCGTTTCGGGCTTGGCGCTCGCTGTGCTGGGCATTCTTCTACGACCAGTTGACGGCGATCGAACAAGGCAAGCGCAAGACCCCGACCAGCGCCGAGCTGGTGGCCGAATTACCCGCCCTGGTGTTGCCAAATGCCTGACATGAGCTGGTCACCGGTGGCGATGCGCTGGCCCGTACAAGCCACCGAATGGATGGGGCAGCTGTCCACTGCACAAAATCTGGCTGGCGGTGAGCTGGCCAGCACAGCCATGCGCCTGGCAGGCCTCAAGGACATCACCAGCACCAATCCGGGCCCGGTGGGTAACGCTGCCCAGGGTGCGATCACTGCAGGTCGCTCAGCGCTCGACGAACAGATGGGCGAGGCGCCGGCGTGCCTGGTGGTGACGCCGTTCCAAAGTAGCATTGGCCAAGGGCGCGGATATCAGCGCTTTCTGTCGGCGCCGAACTTGTTGCAGCACCTGGCGGCCAAACTGGTCGACGCCAGCGACAGCGGGCGCCCGGACACGACACAACACGCGCTGTGCGTGATGTTCCTGGCTACCCGCCTCGATCAACTGGCCGACAGCCTGGCACGCTTCAATGCCTTGCTACCGATGCCCGACCTGGTGCGGGCCGAGCGCCGTGCACGCCACCTGTCCAAGCTGGAGACGGAAAAGTGGGAGATCCCCGCCGCCGGCACATTGCCGCGTTGGCAGGCGCTACCCCTGGAACGCTGCACGGTCGTAAAAGCCGCGCAGCAGTCCATGGCCGGCCAGATCGCCGTTCTGGAAAGCTATGCTGCTGACAGCTCGCCCATGGCGGATCTGGCAGCGCTGGCCACACGCAAGGTGGCCCAGCAAAAGAGCCGCGACCAGCAGTTGGCCAACCTCAAAGCACAACTGGCCGGCGGCCATCCCGACAACAGCATGCGTGCACGCCTCATCGGCCCCGGCAACGCCGCCGAACTTCGCAAGGCGCTGCTGTCGGGTGACGCCCCGGGCCATGAATGGGTTTTGTGTGCCGGCACTTTGCTGGTCGGATCTGAAAAGGGCCTGAGCTTTGTCCAGGAGCTGGTGGGCCTATGACCTTACTCCTGGACGGGCAGGAGGTTCGCGGCAAGAACCTCAAAGTCACCGGTAATTTGCGCATAGAGAGCGACGATTTGTCGGGGCAGACCAGCAACACCGACAAAGGCCACAAGGGTTTCAAGCCCAAAACCCTGACCGTCACCCTGATGATTCCTTTCGTTGACCAGGTGCAGTTGCGCGAACTGATGCGCCTGGTGGAAGCGACCGAAGCCGGTGGCCAGCTCAAAACCTACCGTATCGTCAACGACACCGCCGCAGCCTTCGGCATGCGCCAGGTCACCTTCACCGAGGGCGTCAGCGCCCGCGAAGACGATAACCTGCGCGGATGGCTGATCCAGTTCACGCTGACAGAGAAACTGTCGAACCCGGAAAAAGTAGAGGGACGGCGATCAAGCAACGCCGTTACGGCCCAATCTGGCCCAGGTGGCGCGGTTGGAGGCGCCGCCGGCGAAGGTCAAGGCGCCGCCACGGAACTGACCGGTTTTGAAAAAACCCTGCAGAAAATTGACACCTGGCTGGGCGGGCCCACGACATGAAGCTGCACAAGGTGCTGACGGTCGGCGGAACGCCGCATGTCCTGGTCAAAAACGAAGTCCGGCTGGACGCCAAGAGCCCCGGGCGGGCTACGTTCACCATTCAGGCCAAGGCACCGGTAAAGGGGCTGGTGACGCTCGATATCGGCTACAACGAAAACACTCTGCAGCGGCACTTCATTGGCTACGTCGAGCGCTCCAGTACGGCCAGCAGCACCCAGCAGGTGCTGTTCTGCCGAGAACTGGCCGCGATTCTGGCCAACCCGATGCCGTTGAACCTGCGCCACGTCGACCTGCGCGCTGTCCTGGGCGAAGTCAGCCAACACACCGGCCTGCGCTTTCGCGTGCCCGAACAGCCATATGCCAGCGTCAAGGCGCCATTTTTTTACAGCCTGGCCGCCGGCTATCAAGCGATGGACAGCCTGGCCCGGGTATTCAACATCCCCGACTTTATCTGGCAACAGCAGGGCGACGGAGAGGTGTTTGTGGGCAGTTGGGCCGACAGCTTTTTTGGAATTCGCTCGCCGCTGCAGCTGCCGGTGGAGCTATTCGAAGATTACCAGGGCAACCAAAGCGCAATGATTGCGGCCCTTCCCGGGTTGCGACCAGGTGCAACGATCAACCACGGCGAGCGCATCACCAGTGTGGCGCTCATCGACAACCAGATGGCCATCCGATGGACGACGCAATCCGCCGCAGCGTAGAGCGGCAATTCCCTGAACTCACCGGCGGTTACCACCTGCCACGCTTTGCCCGGGTTGTCGGAGTGGCAGACGCCCCTGCCGGCGCCGGGATTTGTGACGACTTCCGCCCACGTTATGCGGTCGACGTCGAAGTCCTGGGGCCGGATGGTGAACCAGATCCCGCACTGCCGATTCTGACCGGCGTGCCTTTGCCGCTTCCCACCGGCGGCGAGGAAATGGGCATCTATGCGTTCCCCGAGGAAGGCACCCAAGTGGTGGTGTGCTTTGCCTACGGCCTACCGCACAAGCCGTATATACAGACGATCCTGCCCCACGGCCTGAGCATGCCCAGCGTGCCGAAAGGCGATCAGGTGTGGCAGCACAGCGAGGCTTGTCAGCAGCGTGTCGATGCCGATGGCAACTGGCTGCGCCAGACGGATGGAAAGATCCAGGACAAGGCGATCGAGCGGGAAGTGGAGGCGATGGGCAACAGCGAGCGCTTCCAAAGCCATACCAGGACGGTAGACGATCACTCAACCGAGTCTGTGGGGGGCATCAAGCAGATCGAGGCGCTGGGGGCAATGAAGCTGCTGTCAGGCGGATCTGCGAGCCTGGCGGCTGTGGATGATCTGCACCAGGCGACCGGGCGCGACTTGAACCTGGTGGTGGGACAGAAGCACAACGCCACGGTAGGCGCCAATATGGAGGAAAGGATCCAAGGGCTACGCAAGAGCGTGGCGGCTGTGAGTCAGAGCTTAGTGGCTCCCCATACCTGGTTAGGTTCTGGAGAGGTGAATGCATTGCGGGTGCTATGTGATCTTATTGACCTTATTGAGCAAATGAATAGCCAAATTGCAGGGCATATGCACGGCCCTAGTCCTGCTCCCAGCAACTCGGCTGCTTTTATACTTAATGCGGATATAGCAAGCCGGCATGCAGCAAGGCTCAAGAGCATAGTGCTTTAGTATAATTAAATAATAAAGCTAGCTAGCCTACTGCTTCAGGAGCCCTCTTATAAAACTCTAGCTCTCGAGATAAGTGCTCAGCTATTCCAGTGCATAGGCGTAGTACATCTCTGTTGAAATCCATGACTTCCCGTGGAGTTACTTGCTCCTCCCAGTTTTCACCATGCGCTATCCTATTTCGTTTTTTTAACAGTTCTTGGATTATCCCAACATAACCAACATCACGCCTTTGTTTTTTGGGGATCCATTTTCCATCAATAATATCTATGATCTTTTGATGAAGAATTAAATCCCCGTTGACGGCCAACCCTATAAGGTTATTTAACTGCTGACTCTGACTTACTGTTGTGTAGGTGGTTTCCAGCTGAAAATCTTTGGCACTAAGTTTATCTATTATTTCTGGTATGCCTATATTTTGAAACAGACTTTCAACTATATCTACAGAGGGATTTCCTTTAGTTTTCCCAATGGCCTCTTGCAAAAAAGGAAAGTGCGTATCGCGACTTATACAATCTTTGAGATTTAAAATTTTAGGAAGTGCTTTGTTTCTATTTTCTGTAATGCTATGCTGTACAACCGAAAGGAGAAGTTCATCTCCTGCTCTATTAAGCGGAAGCTTGAGATCATTAAGTTCACCGACAAACTCCTCGATCAATTTTTTTAAAAAACCCTCGAAGTAACCAGTCAGAAGAACTAGTGCAGCTCTCGTCATTGTGTTAGCTGCCGATCTTCTAGGCGACGAATCATTTAGCTCACCCAAGACCGCACCAATCTCGCCACCTTGCAGCATCACTTCTGCTAATTTCGCGACCAGATCGGTTTCTTCAATTTTTAGTTTCAGTTCCGTTAAGCAATGGAATGTCAT